TTACGTTATTTTACAAACAAACTATTCCGTGCTTTAAGAATTCCAAGTTCTTATTTGCCAACTGCTATTGACGAAACACCTAATACTGTTGCAGATGGTAAAGTAGGTACTGCTTATATTCAAGAATTACGTTTTAACAAATATTGCGAAAGACTACAATCAAATATTGTTGAATCGTTTGATAAAGAATTTAAATTTTGGTTACAAACTAACGGATACAACATTGATCCTAGTTTATACGAACTAAAATTTAATCCTCCTCAAAACTTCGCAGCATATCGTCAAGCAGAACTTGATACTACAAGAGTTGCATTATTCACACAAACAATGCAAATACCTCACTTATCAAAACGTTTTGCTATGAAGCGTTTCCTAGGAATGAGCCCAGAAGAAATCGCAGAGAACGAGCGTATGTGGCGAGAAGAGAACGGTGGAAATTTACAACCTCCAGTAGATGCAGAAGGTGCAATGCGTGGTGCAGGAATTACTCCAGAAGGTATGGCATCAGATATGGCAGACCAAACAGCTACAGCACCAGAAGGCATGGAAGCGCCTGCTCCTGCAGGCGGCGAAGCTGGAGCAGAAGCAGCACCTGCTGCTGAACCTGCGGTATAATAATAAATACAATTATGCTTTTACGAGAATTTATATATTTTAATGATTCTACAAACGACTTCGCAGTCGATCGCAGATACGACAGTGAGCGAGATAGTTCTATTGTCCAACAAAGTGACACTAGAAAAATTCGTCTAACTCTGCGTCAAATTAATCAATTACGATTACAAGCCGAAGCTCACGAGGCTGAAAGAGAATCGGAACTGGGCTTCATCAGACAGATGTATGGTACCCCAGTTGAGCAAGAAGCCCAGTAACGATATAGCATTTGTATTAGGTAACGGAACTAGTAGATTAAGGGTAAATCCTGAAAAATTACTAGAACGTGGAACTGTTTACGGATGCAACGCACAATATAGAGAGTTTGATCCTCACTATTTAATATGTGTTGATGTTAAAATGGTCAACGAAGTGATAGCATCAGGATACCATAAAAAAGGATCAGTTTGGACAAATCCAAATAAAGGAGTTTCGTCTAAACACCATATAAATTTCTTTTCTCCACATAAAGGCTGGTCAAGCGGCCCTACAGCATTATGGTTTGCTGCTGAAAATGGACATAAAGAAATTTTTATACACGGATTTGATTATCAAGGATTAAAAGGAAAGTTTAATAACATATATGCAGACACATTTAACTATAAAAAGTCAACTGATTCTGCTACTTTTTTTGGTAATTGGTTAAGTCAAACAGAACGTGTAATTAAAGAATTTAAGAATACAAGGTTTTATAGAGTAATAGAACCTGGAGCATTTATACCCGATAAATTAGGACCTACACTAACAAATTTGCGACATATATCATATGAAGATTTTGAAAATCGTTTTGAAGGAACTACTTATCAAGCAAAATGAGTCAAAAAAACACCATTTAATGGTGATTTTAAAATAATAATGTAAATAATAGACACGAGCCTTATCAATTAAAAGGAGATTATAACATGGCAGACAAAGAATTACTATCACAGATGCTAGAGCATCTAGTGAATGAAGATCAGGAAAAAGCAGAAGAACTTTTCCACGAATACGTAGTTGCAAAATCACGTGAAATTTATGAGTCTTTAATTGAAGAAGAAATGGAAGACGAAGAAGTTGAAGAAGCAACAGATGAAGAAGTAGATGAATCTTCAGATGATGAAGAAGTTAATGAATCTTCAGATGATGAAGAAGTAGATGAATCTTCAGATGATGAAGAAGTTAATGAATCTTCAGATGATGATGACGTTGAAGAAGGTTTTGAAGATATCGCTATTGAAGCAGACGACGATATGGATGCAGATATAGGCGGTGATGCAACTGATGACCTAGCAGGCGAATTAGGTGATGAAGACGAAGAAGGCGAAAAGTCTGAAGAAGAACTATTCCAAGACCTAGACGCTATCGTTGACGAATTACAGGCTAAATTCGATGAACTAAAAGGTGAAGAAGGTGAAGAAGAAGGTGAAGACGAAATGGATATGGATGCTGAAGAAGAAGCATTTGCTCCAGAATCAGACGAACTTTCTTTTGAAGACGAATTAGCAACGGTACGTGAGTACGTTGAAAAAGTTGCAGGTGGTCACGGCGCTGAAACTAAAGGCTCTGCTGAAACTGCTGACAACAAGAAATCAGTTGTTGACAATATGAAGAATGATATGGGTGGCACTACTGCTAATATCGCTAAAGGCGGCGAAGCCAACGAAAAGAATGACGGTGGCCTAGCAGATATTACACCAAAAGAAGATAATGCTGGTAATGTTAACGTTCCAGGCAGCAAGAATGCTACTAAGATGTCTAACGAAAAAGGACACGGTGCAGAGAAGAAAGGCGCTGGCGAAAACGCTGACAACAAGCAATCAATTTTCCGTGGCCGTAGATAAGAGAGGTTATTAAGGTGCATACTGCTCTAACAGAACATTTGAGTTTCGATCAGGCTAAGATAGTTCTTGAGGAAGGAGAAGGTGAGCACGGTAAGTCAATGTACTTGAACGGTATTTGCATTCAAGGTGACATCCGTAACGCTAACCAACGTGTTTATTCTTCTAAAGAAATTGATAGGGCTGTCAAGACACTCAACGAACAGATCTCTGGCGGATACTCTGTGTTAGGGGAAGTAGATCACCCAGAAGATTTACGTATCAATTTGGACCGCGTCAGTCACATGATTACTAAAATGTGGATGGAGGGTCCAAACGGCTACGGAAAACTAAAACTCTTACCGACTCCAATGGGCCAACTAGTAGAAACTATGTTGAAAAGCGGAGTCAAATTAGGTGTGAGCTCAAGAGGTTCAGGCGAAGTCGACGGTGAAGGTAATGTTCATGGATTTGAAATTATTACCGTAGACGTCGTTGCTCAACCATCAGCTCCAGGTGCTTACCCTACCCCAGTTTATGAACACCTTATGAATAACAAAGGTGGCTATCAGGCATATAAAATTGCACAAGAAGTCAAAGGCGACCCACAGGCACAACGATACATAGCAGAAAGCCTAAAGAAAATTATTTCAGGGCTTAAATAAAAGGAGAATCACATGCTAGACCTAGTTAAACAACTATTTGAAAACAATGTGATTTCCGAAGAGACCATGTCGGAAATTAATACCGCTTGGGAAACTAAAATCAACGAAGCAAAAGAAGAAGTTACTACTGCGCTTCGTGAAGAATATGCTCAAAAGTATGAGCACGATAAGACTGCGATGGTCGAGGCTGTGGAGTCAATGTTAGCAGACCGCATTGAAGCGGAACTAACAGAATTTGCAGAAGATCGCCAAGGACTTATTGAAATGAAAGCAAAGTATGCTAAAAAGATGAAAGAAGATGCAGTGGCTCTAGAGTCATTTGTTCTTAATAATCTAAAGCGTGAGCTTGCTGAACTTCACGAAGATCGTAAGAGTGTAGCTGGCAATGTTGCAAAATTAGAATCTTTCATTGTAGATGCACTAGCAAAAGAAATTGCAGAATTCCACGCTGACAAGAAAGATCTTGCAGAAACTAAAGTTAAACTAGTTCGTGAAAGCAAGGCAAAATTCGAAGCAGTTAAGAAAGATTTTATTAATCGTTCATCTAAACTTGTTGCAGAAACTGTAGGCAAAGGTCTACGTTCTGAAATGAGTCAGCTGAAAGAAGATATTGATGCTGCACGCAAGAATGACTTCGGACGCAGAATTTTTGAAAGTTTTGCAAGTGAATATGCAACAAGTTACCTTAACGAGAAAAGTGAAACTGCTAAACTACTACAAGTTGTTAAGCAGAAAGAACTTCAACTCGAAGAGGCAGCAAAAATTGTTGCAGAAACAAAAGAATTGGTCGAGTCAAAAGAAGCAGAAATTAAAGTGGTTAAGGAAAATGCACAACGTAAAGACGTTATGGCAGAACTACTTGGTCCTTTAACTGGCGACAAACGTGAAGTAATGAGCGAGTTGCTAGAATCTGTTCAGACTAGTAAATTACACGCTGCATTCGACAAATATCTACCAGCCGTTATGGATGGTGGAAGACCAGCGAAGCAGGCGTTAACTGAAGGCAAAGAAATTACAGGCGATAAGAAAAAGGCACCTACAATCGGCGGAGAGGAAAAAACCGCTGAAATTTTTGACATCCGCAGGCTTGCGGGACTAAAAGGTTAAGGAGATAAAAAATGTCACAACTACTTGAGTCACGCTGGTCGGAAACCAAGGACGCTCTATTAGAGGGTCTACAGGGTAACAAGCGTTCAGTTATGGCAGCTACTCTTGAAAACACTCGCAAGTATTTGCAAGAGAGTGCTACCGCTGGTGCTACTTCCGCCGGTAACGTTGCTACTTTAAATCGTGTAATTCTACCAGTAATTAGACGTGTAATGCCAACCGTTATTGCTAACGAGTTGGTAGGCGTACAGCCAATGACTGGTCCAGTGGGTCAAATCCACACTCTACGTGTTCGCTATGCAGATTCGTTCAAC